AGGATGATAGGTACTATGCTGCACTTATGAGGCATTTAATGGAGTGGCGCAAAGGTAACCATGTGGACGATGAAAGCGAACATCTTCATTTATCCCACGCATTCTGTTGCTTGGCGTTCTTATTGTCAAGAGAAGTGGAGAAGAACGGATGCTAGAGTTGAATAAGATTTACAATATGGACTGTTTGGGGGGTATGAAGTTAATACCTGATAACTCAATAGATAGCATAGTTACAGACCCACCATATGAACTAGGGTTTATGGGTAAAGAATGGGATAAAACAGGTATTGCTTACAATATTGAAGTTTGGAAAGAATGCTTAAGAATATTAAAACATGGTGGACACTTATTAGCTTTTGGTGGTACTCGTACATATCATAGAATGGTTTGTGCGATAGAAGATGCAGGTTTTGAAATTCGTGACCAAATGCAATGGATATATGGTAGTGGATTTCCAAAATCAATGGATATTAGTAAAGCTATTGATAAACGAGAGGGAGCAGAAAGAGAAAAAATTATTAACCCATTAGCTAACAAACAAACTGCTCAAGTTGCAGGTAAAGGATTATCGGGTGCTAAAAATGCAATTAATTTTATTACCCCTAATCCAATCACAGATGAAGCAAAACAATGGGATGGATGGGGTACAGCTCTTAAGCCAGCAAATGAACCTATAGTTGTTGCAAGAAAACCATTAAGCGAAAGAACTGTTGCAGAAAATGTACTTAAATGGGGTACAGGTGGAATTAATATTGATGATTGTAGGATTGAGCATAATGAACCAGTTAAGACAACTAATCGTAATGGTAGAGAAAATGCAAGTGTAATGAATGATGAATCGTGTGGTTTTGATAATACAAAAAATACTATGGCGAGTGCAGACCCAAAAGGTAGATTTCCTGCAAACATAATTTTTGATGAAGAAGCTGCAAAGATGTTAGATGAACAAAGTGGAACATTAAAAAGTGGTGGTGGAAATAAAGGTAATGTAAAAAATGGAACTGGCTTATTTGGCAATGGTAAATCATTTGATACAGTAAATTTTAAAGCCAATTCAGGCGGTGCTTCAAGATTCTTTTATTGTGCAAAAGCTTCAAAATCAGAACGTGGAGAAAATAATATTCACCCAACTGTTAAACCAATTAAGCTAATAGAATACCTTATAAAGCTTATTACTCCACCAAACGGAATATCACTAGACCCATTTGAAGGTAGTGGAACTCATGGAGTAGCTTGTAAAGAATTAGGGTTTAATTATATAGGCTTTGAAATATCAAAAGAATACTGCGAAATTGCCAACAAACGCATAGAAAGCGTTACGAAAGTTGGTGAGAACACATGACAGATAAGCAAATACAAGAATATCTGAACGAAATGGTGATCATTTGCGACACCAGGGAGAACGAAAATTCCCACATAATAGAATATTTCAAGAAAAATAACATCAAGTATGTTGTGCGAGGTTTGAAGTTTGGCGATTATTCTTTCGAGTTCCCTGAAATGTCAAGGCTGGGAGAAGATGCAAAGCCTTTTGAATTTAAAATAGCGGTTGAAAGGAAAGCAAGCCTAGAGGAAATCAGCGGAAACCTAGCGCAAAACAGGGAAAGATTTGAGAACGAGTTCTCCAGAGCAATGGCAGTCAAAGCTAAAATGATTTTAATGGTGGAAAGTGGCAGTTACGAGGATATTCTCAACCACAAGTACAGGACAGACTTAAATCCAAAGAGTTTTCTGGCTTCGATATTTGCGTTTAAGACAAGGTATAATTTGGGGTTCGAGTTTGTACCTAAGCATTTAGCAGGATTGTTTATATATGGCACATTGAAGTTTTATTTCAGGGAGTATTTGAAAGGAGCATGAAGTAGATGTTGGATCGTATTATTGAAACTATGAAACAATGGATGAAAAAACAAAAGAAACTACTTAGGAAAGGAGGGGGAATTTTACAATGGTAACATTTAAAAGATTAAAAATAAAGATATATAAGTTCCTTGCGATATTATTCTTGATAGATTTGTGTTGTAAGCCTGATTCTAAACCAGTATGGTTGGCAAAATGGTGGGACAATCTCACGATGAAGATAGGCAGTCATTACCACAGAAAAGCTGGGACGGCAAAAAGGCACAACTCACTTGTTATCCGTTTCAGATTTGCAAGCTTCTGCGTTATAAGTAAAATGAAAACATACAGAGTAAGCACGTATGAGCAGTTTTTCAGGTTCTACATGAAGAATCACGAAAAAGGAATTATATTTGATGTGAAAGAATCAAGAGAATATAAGCCCGATATACCACGTGAGTATGATAAAGAATTATTTGCAACATGGAATACCACTTGAAAGGAGTAAAAGCGGTGGAAACAACAAAAGTGACAACATTTGTAATGAATCCAGAGAACTATAAGAAGTTGAAGTACATATGCCATAAGGAAAAACGGAGTATTCAGGCAGAGTTAGAGTATTTGGTAGACAAGAGATACACCGAAATAACGGAAAAGTTATTGAATAAATAGACTTTGACCGCACGCCACAAAAATCAATGCCATAATAAAATTGCTTGCAAATCCATTTTTACCTCCTTACTTTTATACGGAAGTCACTATAACGGTGACTTCTTTTTATTTGACCTTATATGTCTACTAAATGTTGCATTATAGGATTGGAGGTGTATTGAATGGCAAAGCAACGAAAGCAAGTAGCCGCAGCAGAACAAAAACAAAAATCTTTAAACATTAAACTAACAGAAAAACAAGCGTTGTTCTTACAATGTAATACAAAATTGGTATTATATGGTGGTGCAGCCGGTGGAGGTAAAAGTTATGCACAGCTAGTAGGTGCGCTTATTTTCGCTTGTAACTACGCAGGTTCAAGGCAACTAATACTTCGTGAAACTTATCCTGAATTAGAGCGTTCTCTTATCACAGGTTCAAGAAACTTATACCCAGAAGATACCTTTGAGTATAACGGAACTGACCGAAGATGGACAAATATATTTAATAAAAGCATTATTGAGTTTGGGTATTGTGCTTCTATGGATGATGCCTACAAATATAAATCTTCCGAGTATGATGTTATCAGAATTGATGAAGCTTCTGAGATGAGTGAAGATAGAATCCGTTATCTTACAAGTCGTATAAGGGGAACAAACAGGGATATTCCAAAACAATTATTGTTATCAACCAATCCTGGAGGAACAGGGCATAAGTTTTTGAAAGCTCATTTTAGAATAGGAGTCGAAAAGCCTAACGAGCCTTTTAATGTGTTCATAGGAAAGGACCCTGAAACAGGAGAAGAAAAGTGGGAAAGCAGATGTTACATACCTGCTAGAGTATATGACAATATATTCATCATGGAGAATGACCCTGATTACATAACTAACCTTATGCAGTTACCTGAGAAGGAAAGAAAAGCCTTACTTGAAGGTTCATGGGAGATATATGACGACCAGGCATTCCCGGAATTTGATTATGAAACTCATACTTGCGACTCATTCCCAATACCTCTACATTGGAAGCGCTGGAGAAGTGCTGACAATGGGTATGATGATCCGTTCGCATGGTACTGGCACGCAGTATCGGAAGATGGAACAGTTTACACATACAGAGAGTATACGAGGAATGAAAAAGACCCAAAGGTTATCTATAAGGAACAAGCGGAAAGAGTAACAGAACTTTCAACGTGTGTAGATATAAACAATCCAAGAATGGGTTCTATCCCCGAAAAAATCATGTATACCGTTGTTGGACATGATGCTTTTGCTTCTCACGTAAGGGATGCAGCAGGAAAAGAACTTGTTGATTATTATTCCGAAGGTGGCGTTTATAACTGTATAAAAACTTTAACAGACAGAAGGTTGAGAAAAGCCGTAGTTCACGAGTATCTAAAAGCCTACAAGGATGAAAATACAGGATTAATGACAGCAAAATGGATGATCTTTAGAGATTGCAAAGTTTTGATTCAAAAAATACCTGATACCCGCAAAGATCCTAGAGACAACGAAAAGTACTTTGACGAAGATAATCATTGGCAGGATGGTGCGTTTTATGGCATATTATCCTACCATGCAAACAAGTCAAGAGGTTCATCACCTGAGAAATCTTCAATCGAAAAAGACAAAGAAAAGCTATGGAAACAACTAAGAAATAAAAGGTTTGGTTAATTTTGACCATTCCTTTCCTTTTATCGTGTAATAATCGGAATATATGAAAGGAGTGATTTTATTATGCTTACAACATTAACAGCA